CTCATGAGGAAAAACCTACCTCATATACATTTACAACGGATCGAGACAGGACTTACGGGTTCGGGTGTTCCTGACGTAAACGGCTGTGCTAAAGGCAAAGAATTTTGGGTAGAATTAAAAGAGATCCACGGAGGCAACAAACTTACTCTACGACCAATGCAAGTTTCCTGGATCGCTAAACGAGCAATGCATGGCGGACAAGTATTTGTTTTAGCAAGGAAACACGGCGAGATTAAGTTGTTTCACGTTGACGGTTTAGAAGGAGCAAAACAGTTGGTAGAGGGTGGATATAAGTCTAATGCTCTGCTTACTCTTAATATTCCCTACGACTGGGAAGCTCTAACTACTGCTTTACTTTCGTAGCTTTGGCGGTTACTATAAACGGGTAGCTTAAAAACCTACGATCATTAAACAGTGCAAAATAACTTTAGAAAGGAGAATATTATGGCACATCAAGTAGAAACAATGGCATGGGCTAACGATGAACCTTGGCACGGATTAGGTGTCAAAGTTCCAGCAACCCTTACACCATTGGAAATGCAGGAGGCAGCAAGTCTTGACTGGACCGTTAGTAAACGTCCCAGTTACACGATCGATGCCCCCGAATGGAGCGAAGATGTAGGTCTTATCCAAGCGGATAAAACTTTTCACATTGTTCGTGATAGTGATAACCAAATACTAAGTCATTGTGGTAGAGATTATATCCCTATTCAAAATGAGGACGTATTTAAATTCTTTAAGCGTTTTACTGAAGCGGGACATATGACTATGGAAACCGCAGGTAGTTTAAAGAATGGTGGTGAGATCTGGGGTCTAGCTAAAATCTCGGAAGACTTCGAGCTTGTTGGCGAAGACCAGATCAAAGGTTATCTCTTAATTAACCAACCCCACATCGTAGGCAGATCGATGATTATTAAACTTACACCGATTCGTGTTGTTTGTAATAATACTCTTACATTTGCTTTAGGATCCGCAGGGGCTTCCTTCCGTATACCACACGTTAAAGCGTTCGGAGATGAAGCGATACGCGCCGCAGAAGAGGCTCTAGGGCTATCTGGAGAGCGTATGGCAGAGTTTAAAGAAGCCGCAACTTTCTTAACCAAGAAAAAGGCTAAACATTCTGACTTTTTAGAATACGTCGGAGAAGTTTATCAGCCTACTATGATAGCAGACTACCGTAGAGACCAAGAGCTAAAAGCTCAAGGTAAACTCATCGGTGAGCTACCGCCATTGGTTGAGAACTTTAACAAGTACCCCAACTTAGCAGTTGAGGCTTTAAAACATGCTCCTGGAGCAAGTTTGAAGTCTTCTAGAGGTACTTGGTGGGGTGCACTTAACGCGATCACCTATGTAGAGGATCATTTACATGAGTCTGAGATTCCTGGAAATACCCTACACAGTGCGTGGTTCGGTGCAGCAGCAAACCGCAAGAGCAGAGCACTTGACTTAGCTGTCAGGTATGCAAAGGCGGCATAATGGCTGAAGAAAATCCTAAGCAGTATTTCATCGATGATGAAACTTTAGCAAAAGTATGGGTTGCCTTATTTGAGTCAGAGGAATACGCTCTGGCTCAAGAGGTTTCCGCCTCTATGATTGCTCAAGGCTGTCAAGAAATAACGGGTGTCGACGATAACGTTTTGATTTTAAACTTTTGGCGACACTATTTAGAAGAACAAGGCTTAGTCCGATTCCATGATGAAGAACCAGAGGAGGTGCACTAATGGAGTATAAAATCGAAAAGGGGATTCCCCTACCGCCTGATACACGATCAGGCACAACAATTTATCCTTTTAAGGAAATGAATGTCGGTGACTCGATATTCTTCCCTCTTTCAGAAGGCGATAATGCAACGCGGATGAAAAACCGTCTATCACAAGCTACTCGAACGTTTGGCAAGAAACAAGAGCCTGAACGTCACTTTGTGATACGTTATCGACTCGAGGATGAAGTCTCAGGAGTGCGAGTGTGGCGGAAGGATTAAACATCGCTGCATGGATTGCCGAAAAGTTTACCGAAAAAGAAGAACAGGTAAACGATCTACATCGGTATATCGCACAACTGGAAGAACACTCTCAAATGCTTGGTGAGTTGGTTTCTTATATAGAGAAAGAAGATATTTTAGATGAGAAACTATACGAATTGGTGGATAAAGCCAACAACTTGATCGCGGGTCCAACTCGTGCTTACGTTGACCAAGACTGACGTGTTCCCTTATTCTTTTACTGCTTTACTTTCGTAATAGTCTAAGGCAGAATAAGGGCTGGTTCGTTATAAATAACGGGAATATTAACAACACAGAAAGGAGAAAGCTATGCAAACTCAAACTGTTGGCTCTGTAAAAAGAGCACCTGTGCAAAAGGTGACTAAAAAAGCTACTAACAAAGTAGCAAAGAAACCTTTGAGCAAGGCAAAAGTTACTGCAGTGCCAAAACCTATGAGCAAAGGGCGAGGAGCCGCCAGAACTTTATACAAGTTCAACGGCAAGACCCCTGAGCAAAAAGGTTTCACACCGCAGATGTATGCGCTGATTCAGACTGCAAACGAAGCTAAAAAGAAGGAGCTTGACTCCTCTAGCTTCACTGCACAGGATCTAGTGGCATTAGCCGTGAAGAACGGTACTTTGACGACAGGTCAGGATCCGCTAAGAATCTTTAGATTCTACGCGAAGCGACTTGTTGCCGAAGGCTACTTTAGCAAGGTGTAACTTTGCACACTGTAGGTCGGCGGGAGCGCGTCGTTGTAAAATCCTTGCCCTCTTTTAAATAAGAGGAGACAAGGTTACGGATGAAACTGGAATGAGAACTAAACCGCCACCAGACTGCTGACCTACGAGTCCAGAAGCTAAGTTGGACTATAAAGATAATAGCAGCAGTTGGTAGTCTGTTTTATCAAAACTACCCAAGTTTTAGAGACATAATGAGTCTAGAAGAAAAATGTTTGCGCGTTGTTGGATGGCTCATATGTAGGTTGAGGGGAATAACCCCCTCAGCTTCAATTAGGAGACCAATATGAAAGTATTAGGAGCAATAACATTTCTAGCAGGGATGTTTGTGTTTATGAGCGGTTGGATCTTTTTAGATCTCGCCTCATTACCCCTCAAACAAGACCTTTATGCACTCGATGTGCTAGGTTTTTTCAACCATTTGTTTTCACTAGACCCCAGAACAGCAAGTTTTCAGTCTATACTGTCCATGCTATTTATACTGATGGGCTGTGCGATCTGTTATGCAGGCAGTGTCATGGTTAGACAACGATGAAAACGAATATACAAATTATTATCGACGACGATGAACGGCTCGATCTCGGTAGAAAATATCACGACACCCAGAATAAACAGCTGATCACTCGAGACGAACTCAGAACGATTGTGCATGAGTTTATGCAGGAGATCCTGGACTCGGACCAAACGGTTAAGAAAACAACTGATGAAGTGGTCTCTACGGGAGCGTGGCGAAAAATTTATTATTATGAAGGTCGCAAGTATTCTAAAAAAGAATGGGAGCAGTTGCCCGATAGTCCTCGCAAGTTCTATGGGCTTGAAGACTAAAAGTTTACTGCTTTATATTCGTTTTTATGGGCTTTATAATATTAAGTATAACTAAAACAGAAAGGAGAAAGTTATGGGAAAGAAAGTATATCGAGAAACAGAAATGGTTTCGGAACAGCTTGAAAAAGTAACATACCTTTGCGATATTTGTAACGGTCCGATAGAACACCACAAAGATGAAAACGGTCAAGTGTACTGGAACAAAGGTCATAACGCAGAGCCTGTCGTAGAAGACGGTCAAGCGTGTGATACTTGTAATGACAGAGTAGTGATCCGTTCTCGAATGGGCGGTGATAATTTAACCGTTATGAAACAGTTTGTAGATGTGCTACAGATTATGGAACCTGAGAACCGCAAAAATCTTATCAAATATTTTGATATTCAGTTTGCGGAAAATTTACAGCAAATGGTTTTTGACGAAATTAAGAGAAGGGACGACGACTAATCGTTTAGTGCTTTACTTTCGCTTTTTTGTAGTTTAAGATTAAATTATAAGTTTTTAGGGTAAGTCAGGATTTTTTGTATTATTGTTTACCTGACTTATCGGTGCGGTCTGCTCCTATGTTGATGTAGATGTTTGTTCATTCCAGATCGCACCACACCAATTTTTTAGAAAGGAGAAAATTATGGAAAAACCATTAAAGGATATAATAAGCATCCTCGACAGCTTAGTAAAAAGAAACCAAGAGCAACAAGAGCTCAATAAAGAGATCTACAACTGCGTCAAAACGCTACAAGATCGTATCACCATCCTCGAAGGACAGAACCACGTTATGAACACCGTAGCTCGTATTACAGGAAAACTCGATGAAACCCGTGATTGATTTTAAAAGGTTTAGAACCAATATGTACATGGACTATGTTTCTAGTCATATGCACAGAGAAGGAAACGGCAATCATCTTACTCAAGAAGAGTATTACGAAAAATACGACGATTTCTTGAAAAGAGAATATGAAAAACATTATCTGCAAAAACAGGAGAATACCTCATGATGGCACACGTTGAAATTATCGTTAAAAATCAACGACTTGAGCAGTACGGGTTGCCGAACTTCGCGACCACAGGTTCAGCAGGACTAGACCTGCGAGCACTCGAAAGGGTGGAACTCGGATCGGGAGACCAACACGCATTTAATCTAGGTTTCGCGATTGCTCTACCTTTCGGGAGTTTTGCTCTACTCGCTCCCAGATCTAGTTTAGGTATTCGTGGCATTCATCTGGCTAATCTGGTAGGTATTATCGACAGCGATTATCAAGGCGATCTTATTGTTCATTTGAAAAACAACTCTAGGCATCCCGAACCGTATGTCGTTGAAGAAGGTCAGCGGATTGCTCAACTAATCGTATTGCAATATCATCCTGTGGTTTGGGAAGTCGTTGATAAATTTAGTTATTCCTCTGAACGGGGTGACGGCGGTTTCGGGAGTACGGGTACTCGCTAGCTGCTTTATATTCCCTTTGCTGTTATTTATAATATAAGGGTACTTAAAACAATAAACTAGAAAGGAGAAAGTATGAGTCGTAAGAACTTTACAAACCCTACACCTAAGAAAGAACCGATGGTTTATACAGGTGAACGCAAACTGCTAGGCATTATGCCGATGCATAAATCAAACCTTGTTCCAGTGTTCGAAGACACCAAAGAACAAGCAATAGAAATCTCACGCATGAGACGATAATGGAGACAAACATGCCAAAAGATAACGAAAAACAACCACTAACCCTAATAGAAAACGGATTCTTTACAAGTATGGATTCCCTGGATGACGTCATGGATTACATGATTCAATACGGCGGTAAAGAAAACGCTTACCTTTGTGCAATGACACAGGCATTTACCTTAAACACGATCGTCAAAGTAATGGACGAGCAAGGTGACGGTACTGCAATCGCTCAAAGAGCCAAGCCTATCCTCAACAGGCAGGAGGTAAAGTCATGACCGCATTTAAAATAGTTAGATATTACAGTGACAATAATCACCCCGACAACCACAAGGTAATTAAAACTGGGCTCACTAAAGAGGAAGCAAAAGACCATTGTCAAAGAGAAGACACAAGAGAAAAAGGTGTTTGGTTTGACGGATATACAGAGGAGGTAAAGTCATGAGCGAATCTATAACAACTCAATTACTAAATAAATCACAGCTTACCGAACAAGAGAAAAATCGTTTGGTAGGTGAGATCTGTGCAGAATACGAGCGTTTAAGATATAACGGCACTGAAAAGCAAGTGATGCGTATATACGAAACCGATAAGACAGGTTCTGAAGACAACTATATCCGAGAAAAAACACGAAAGTATTTTAGATCGGGCGAAGGGTTCGCTGCACATCTTGAAATAGCGAGGGTATGCACACTCGGTGAAATATTACGGGAGAACGCACAATGAGCACACGAAGTAATATAGTATACGATACGGGTGAGTCGGTCAGGGCTGTTTATTGCCATCACAATGGTTATTTAGATCATAACGGACGAATTTTGTTCGATCATTATAACAGCGAGGATAAAGTTGAGGCGCTTATCGAATTAGGTGACTTTACCAGTTTAAAGCCTACCGTCGAAGAAACTCGTGAGAAAACAATGCGCTCGGTTAGTTTTGAATCAGACAGAGGCTTTCGCACACTCGACCATTATATGCACCAAGTCGACGGCTGTGATATCGAATATATCTACCTTTGGGATAAATATATGTGGTGGGTTTCTCGGAGTATTGCACTTAATCTATGGAACGATACTCCAAGGTATGAGAAAGGCTACAAGGAATGGATCTTTTACCATTCTAAATTTGAGCCACTCGCCCAAGAACTCGCTCAGTGGGACTTAGATAACCCTACAGACGAACAGGGGCAGTATGTCTAGGCTCTTGTACTGCTTTATAATCGCTTTTATGGGGTTTATAATATAAGGGTACTTAAACAAAATACTAGAAAGGAGAAAGTTATGAAAGAATGGACTAAGGTTGGTGAGGTCGAAATCAACAGACCTGATGGAGACTGTGCGGTCGAGGTGAAAAACCCGACCTACAGCAAAGATTTGGGCGAGTTTTATCAAGCACCGATTGACGAGCGAGGAACAGATCATCTACTGACGTGTTACGCACAAGCCGAACGAGATGAGGACTACGACTACCTCCATATAGAGTATGGCGGTGGGACAGGATTCACTCTACGATTCGCAAGGAGGGTAAGTAATGAAAGAACCTAAATACTATAGAGTACACCTTTGTTATCATCACGAACAAGCTAGGAATCCATACCAATATAGAGAGTTTCTTGGTATTACTACAGCTGACCGAATAGCAAAAATACTTGATCTTTACGGTGATTTATGGGAGACCATTTATAGTGGACCCAGTGCAACAGCTAATGAAGCATTTATGAACTTAGATGAAGATTTATCTGAGAGCAGAATACTACAAGAGTGGGAAGGACTTGATTTCGATGCTCTACTAGAAGATATTGAGACAGGCGAAAAGCTGTGGTACGTGAATCAATATGATAAAGATTACAAAGTTATAGGTTACGAACTCGAGCCTATAGAGGAGGGTAAGTAATGAAAGAACCTAAACTATACAAGCTCTACTTCGAATACAGGCACGAGGTGCAACCGAAAGATGATGTCTTTGTTTGCATTTGCCGAACCGATCAATTAGAAAAGATCTTAAAACATTATTCAGATCTTTGGTCAGAGATTGTTGAGAAACAACTCGGTTGGCTTGACAAATACACTATCGAAGAACTAACAAGCGATCCAATATTACAGGGTTGGGAATCGTTCGAGGGAGTGATACTTGAGGATCTCGAACCAGAACCAGGAAAGCGCTTTTACTATTGGGAAGACGGAGTAGATGGACACAAGCTCGAGCCTATCCTAAGCGTCGTGGGCGGTTCGTAGGCTGCTTTATAATCGCTTTACTGTACCCTATAATAGGGGGGTACCCCCGCTAGGGCGGGATTTAAAACAAAAAATACATTAGAAAGGGAGAAAGAAATGTTAGAATTATTTGAATTAAGGGTTTATCCCAAACCAGAAGACGCTTACGAAGACAACGGAGTGTTTATTACAGTAGCCGATAAGGTTACTCTCGAAAAGGCAGACGAAATACTAGGTCATTATTTCAAACAGGAAGCCATAGAAAAAGCTGAGGTAGTCGCAGTCAGCCATACCGATGAAAAGAAATACTTCGCACCCAGAGACGGGTTCGATTGGATGGAAATTAACGAAACTAATAATATATAGAAAGGGAGAAAGATATGCAAATAAATGTAAAGGTAAACGAGAAAGATCTTCTTGAGGAAACCTACACGATCACATTGAGTCGTGATGAGATAGAGCAAGTAGAACAGGCTTTATTAGAACAAAGAATGAATCTAATGATTTCCATACAATCCGCAAGGGGTGAGGAAGCACTTGATTTAATTGATGAGCATGAAGACCTGAAGCAATTAGAACAACTAATTGACCGAGTACAACTAAGCCATCTTTTTATAGGGGAGAACACATGTTAGAAAACATCGAAACAATCAAAAAGGGGACCAAGCTGATTACAAACCAGCTGTTCGGGATCCCGACTAGAGCCATAGCTATGGAAAGTATCAAGCAAGGACGCGGACTGAAACAGTATTTACTTTGCGATGTCAAGGGAGCCGAAAAAGGATTCTACGACGAGTGCGGTAGCGTACCAGTGAGTAACATCATTGCAATCGTGGAGGAAGACTGATATGAATAAAGTAGAATACTTAGAGGAACAGACGTTCTTCAACAACGGTCAGTTCACCGAAGCTGAGATGGACCTTATAAATTGGGGACTCAACCATTTACTGCAAGATTTGAATAGTCGAAACGGTGAGTGGTATAGAGCCTTTTCCAGTAATGGGGAATCAGAGAGCCACAACGAGGCGAAACGACAAGAAACAATGGACGCGATAGAAGATTTAATCGAAAAGCTCCAGGAGGGCAGTTGATAGAAAAATCTCCCCCAAAGATCACTCTGTGATCGCCCCCGATTGTCTGACAGTCGGGGGTTTTTTCGTTATTAAATCTATTGGTATTGTTTTTCTGGAAAATAAAAAAGTTTTTGAAAAAAGTTTTTCAAATGTACTAATATCTCTAATAGAGTAATAGATTCGCTCTACAACCCTCTTGTTCACTGGGTTCTTTCAAATGTCAAAAGTAATAGATTTTCTATTAGTTATTAGAAACTATGGTAAGATTCACTAGAGGGCATGAGAAAAGTATATAAAATGAGTATTTTATAATAAGATTGTAATAGCATTTGGAGAACCTTATGAAACAACTGACTTACACAAATTTGGTACCTACAGAGGATGGAAATGGCTTCGTTGATGAGAACGGTAAGATTTGGAAGCAGCTCAACTCAAAACAAAAGAAATTTTGCCGTGAGTACATGAAGGGTCAGACCGCTACGCAAGCCGCGATAAAAGCGGGCTATACCAAGGATCGCAAGGGTGCCAAGACTCAAGGGAGTGTATTACTAAACCATAACCCAGTTGTACGCAATTATTTGATCGAGTTGGAAATGGCACTCGCAGAGCGGGATGCAGTTTCCCTGGAGAGCCACTTGTCCACCCTCCACGATCTACGGGAGGAGGCAAGGGACCAAGGACAGGTGTCCGCGGCTATCACAGCCGAGGTCCATCGAGGCAAGGCTGGCGGACTGTACATCGACCGACGCGAAATACTGACCGCAAAGATCGATATGATGTCCAAGGACGACATACTCACTCGACTCGAGGAGCTGATCAAGAAGCGAGCGACCGAGTCAAACGTGATCGAGGGAGAGTTTGTACCCAAAAACTGATTGGTACCAATTGCTCTACTCTATCGCTCTACTCTACATC